GTCGATGAAATCAGACCAATCCTCCTCTCGGTTCAGGATGATTCTCCCATGCTCGAACCGCCCTTGCAATGACCAAATGATTCTATCCGCCTTCTTGCGGTTGCCGTGCGTCAGATCGACGATGTGACTGTACACATTATTCTTCCTCATCAGATCAGACAGATAAGGCAGCACCGCGTTCTTCAGCGCCCCCTTTTCAATCCCCACCGACAGGGGCCGGTAGTCCCTCATCTTCATCAAAATCTTGGATGAGCACTCCTTGATGTCCCACCGCCCGTGCTCGATCTCTTTGACGAACCACTTCCCGTCCTCCGTCACCTTCACCACCGCGATGGCCGACTCGTCCAGCCGCTTCTTCGCGTTCGCTGCCTGCTTGGCTACCTCCTCGAACCCCGCCAAGTCAATCGCTAAGAAGTAACTGCCCACTTCCGGCTCTTCGCCGTAGACGATCCACTCTTCTTTGAAGATGTCAGCGCCAGCGTTGGAAAACGATGCTAGGTATTCAGTATTAAACGCAAAAGTGCTTAAGGTCTTTTTGGCGTTTTCAATTTCGGCGGGGTCGATCAGCTCGTTGTCTGAGGTAGTAAAAGTCCAAGACTTGTAATCACTCTCTCCGGATTCTCCGAGCTGGTGCAGATCGTAAAAGTGATTTCGCCCGCGCGGAGTTCCGATAAACATGGCTGCGCCCTTTCGATCCGAAAGTGCCGCACGCACAACCTGCTCCCAGACCAAAGGTTTCATGTCGGCGTATTCGTCTAGTACGACATATTCCAAAGACACGCCTCGCAACGTATCTGGGCGGTCAGCCCCACGAATGTAGATGGTTGCGCCATTTATAAGTTTGATCTCTTGGTTGTTGATGTGACTGCTTTGAATCACATCGCGGCCAAGCTCCATCAGAACATCCCAAATAATGACCCGCGCTTGTCCCTGTGTCGGGGCAATGTACATCACGCTTGACCCTTGAGGACAGGTCAAACCTTTGATCAACAAAGTCACCGCCGCCAACCTAGACTTCCCACACCGCCGCCCAGCGCAAATAACTTTGAAGCGCGTTTTGTCGTTCATAACTTCCTGCTGCCACTTGAGTAGCTTAAAAGTTAGATCAGACATCTGTTATGTCCTCCGACTGGTCGATGATCGTCGGCAGAGGGACAGTCTCCCCCAGGCCGGTGATGTTGATCGTCACCGCGCTGCGCTGGTTCTTCTCTTTCTCAAACATAGACACCGGCAGCATCCGATCCATGCACAGCTTGATCATCGCCGCCTGACTGGGGTGCTCGTCATTCATCGCAATCTCGATGGCCTTCACAACCACATTCGACCCGGCACTGTCGAGCAGAAGCCTCTTCAGTTCCTTGATCTTCTGATTGTCCGTCTTCGGAATGATCTGGGTCGTGTTCTCCGCCAGTTTGTGCATCGGGCTTTTGTATGGCCCCTTTGGCCTGCCCCTGGCACGCTTGGTCTGGTTCTCATTCCAAAGCTTGATTGATGCCTTATCGCCCTCGATGGCCTTGCTGTATATCGCCTTGGCAATCCTGCCGTTGGCTTTGGCTTGGCCCAGTTCAATCTCTGGGCCGTAGTGATTCAATAAGGTTTCTTCGTCCACGCCAATGAGCGTGGCTATCTCACCATAGGGTAAGCCTACGCCGCTGGTATTCTCTACTATCTGTCGGTGTTCGGGGGTTGGAATGTATTCGATACTCATGGGAGTCCTTTTGGTTTGAGTATAGTGAGTATTCTGTATATTACTGCCATTTTGGCTTTTTCGGTGGGGGGGAGGCTCCTACAATTGTCATGGCCAAGCCAAACCCCTCCCCCCCCTTGTCGCGCCGCCTGCCGTCACACGCCTGCCGCCGGACTGTCACAAACGGGCCGGATCGCGGTTGACATAACACCCGTTGTGCACATTTGCATCGAAACGCCTGCCAGCAGCACGGCGGCGCAGCCCAGACCGCGGTGCGGGTAAACCCTCGAGCGGCGGGGCGGCGGGGCAAAAAATCAGGGGGAAAATCATCAAAAGAAACCATGCGGTGGTGCTTTCCAGGGGTACCTAGCCCCAAGTTTAAAACAACCACCAGACTCCAGCCATCATCAATGCATCGCCAAGGGGTCTAAACGGCCCTACAAGCCGCTCAAATCATGCTCTTGTGGGATGACCAAGACAACGCTTTCGATCTGCGTAGAAGGCCGCAATCCAAGATTGTAAAAATGCCGGTAGGTGTCGATCACTTCTTGGAACCCGGCGGAGATGTCACCAGCACCAGCCGCCAGCAAGGTTGCCCTCTCAGCGTCCCCAAGCTGGCGCTGAAAGTACTTCACCTTCGGGCTTGCCCTGCCGACCATCTCCACTCTCCCCAAAAAATCCACCAACCACAAAAACTCAAAAGACCACCCCAACCTCACCGCATCCCATTGCCCCTCCCTGCCCCTAGCCTATAGGCTTTAGGGGCATTAGGGGCACAAATAATGGGCTTTTGCCCCTAATCCCCCGAACACCCTAAGGGGCAGTCAGGGGCATTTAGGGGCATCCCTTCGACTCATTTTTCTGCATCAGCATCACGCTCGCCTGCACCTTATTGATGAACACCCAACCGCTTGCATGAGACTCCAGCGTTCCAGAATTCAGCAGTTGAGCAACGATGCCCTCTGGCCTAGAGGCTTCTGTTTTGTTTCTGGCGGTGCGTTCAGCCATGCCATCTTTGATCAACAAATCACGCAGTCCTGATCTAGTCAAATATGGTAGTCCGTCGCGCTCTTCTGCACCAGACGCCCACCAGGCACGCTCGACCATTCTGACATTCTCATCATGCTTTGATGGTTTCTTGTTTGATTTGGTGTTGGTGGATTCATCATCTGGAACAGCAACACAAGTAGTTGCTGGATTGCCGAACTTGGATACGCCCATCTCAACTACTTCCAACTTAAAGTAAATCGTTTCACCTTTGCCTGGCAGCTCACGTTGCTTGGTTACATTCACCATGCGGATGCCGTCTTTTTCAATCACCTCAATCTCGGTGTCAATGTGAGCGCGGATACCTGACCAACCGCGAGCGCCTTTGGCTGCGTCTTTGCCGTTGTGGTGAATAATCATTAAAGCTGCGCCAGTGGCGGTGGCTACTTGTTCAAATCTAGCCATGACCGGCCCCATGTCTTCACCGCTGTTCTCATTCGCTCCTGCGCTCATGCGTGCCAATGTGTCGCCAATGATGAGGCGCACGGGTTGGCCCTTCATCTGCTCAATCATCTTGACCAACTCGATCACGTCATAGGCATCCTGATCACCTGCGTAAAAATTCATCGGAACCGGAACCATTGCCAAGTTCTCAAGGTTGCAGTTGTGGTGCTTCTTGATAGCCTGCATCCGTGATCTGATGCTGGCTGGAGCCTCGCAAGCCAAATAGATCACCAGACCGGGATCAGTTTTGCGCCCGTAGCACGGCGTGCCGGTTGCGATTGCGGTGGCAACTGAGAGCGCCCAAAATGTCTTTCCGCTGTTGCTATCGCCATAGACCACCACCGAACTGCCGATGGTCATCAGTCCCTCGACCAATTCATTTGGTGCTTCGTACTCGGTGCCGAGCTGGTCACCGAAAACCACCTTGAGCTTGTCTAAAACTGCCGCGCCTGTTCCTTGACTCAGCAACGCCAACAGATCCCCGCCTGCTTGGGCGTAGTCGTTCGCATCGCCAAGGTCTGGCGGCATTACCATCCGTGCCCCGTGCTTGGCGCTGGCCTGCTCTGCGTACCGCTGGCCGACTCCTGATTTGTCATGGTCGGCAACGATCACTAGGTCACTGGTTGGGTGGAGGTTGCGCAGCGTGCCTGTCACGGGCACGAGGTTGGACGCTGAGTATCCAACAACTACCGGCCTCGAGGTAACCTGATGGATGGTCGCTGCTGTGGCAAATCCTTCGGCAAGGTAGATCGTGCCTGGTTCGTCAAGGTTGCCTAGCCACCAAAACTTGCCGCCCGTCTGTCCTCCTGGGTGGTATAGCTTGCCGCCTTCGGCATCAATGTACTGGAGCGATGCCAGCACGCCATCCTGATCGTACAAAGGCACCACCAGACGGCCATCGCCTGTAACTCTGGCACCGTGGGGTGCAATGCCCTTGCGCCGCAAGTAAGGATGATCTGGCGAGGCACCTATGCAGTCGCTCCAGATGGTGTCGACCACATCCGCAGCCACCTCGTGCTTGCGGGCCTGCTCGAGGTCGCGGGCGGCTTTGGCCTCAGACATACGCCGAGCGAAAGCCATCTCATCGGCTTGGTTGATGGCACGCCCAACCTCGGCACGCCATGTCTGCTCGAGTCCCGCTCGCCAGCACCCAAAGCGCCCCGCTGGGATGCCGTCAGAAAAGGCGATATACCAACCCGGCTTGTCGCCGTGGCCTGGCGAGCCCTTGGTGCCACTTTTGAAGCGATGAATCTTGCCGTCAAGGTAGATGGCGTCTGGTGGCTCGAGGCCAGCATCGCGCATGGCGTCTTGGAGCTGCTGCTCTGGCGGGGCCAGCACGGGTGCGGGGGGTGGCGACCATGAGCCGCCGAGGATGTGTCTGAGATCAGCCATTGACCGCCACCGTGCTGGTGTCGCGCAAATAGTTCTCAATGCTTCGCATGGTGGACTTGTTTGGCCTGGTCTTGCCGTTGAGCAGCCTATACAACGTGAACACAGACAGTCCGGTGGCCTCGGCCACCACCGGCAGCTTCCGGTCAGCCAAGCGTTGTTGAATTTCGGTGAGGTTCATAAATGTCAAAGAAAGTTGCAGAAAGTGCTTGCATCCTAGCACCAATCTCTGTACAGTTCAACTCATGCGCTGAACAGATGTTCTGAAGAGCGCAAAACAGGAGATAGCAACATGAGCACCATCTACACCGTTAAGTCTTCGCACCTGATCTGTGAAGCAGAAAAAATTGAGCAACACGCTACTGAATCTTTGACTGCATGGATTCTTGTCGGTCAAACCGACAACTACAGCAACGCCATGAAAAACGCTCGCGCTTTGCGTCAAGCCGCCAGCGAGCGCAGCGTGTCAGTTCGCCGAGAAATTTTGCGCAATGTAGGTTTTTGCGTAAAGGCTCCCCGAGCCATTCCATGCGGCATGATTTATTTGAGCGCAAAATAACTTGCAAAAAGTCAGCACAGGCTGCAAAAACCTGTGCTATGATTGCATCATGCGCTGACCGGATGTCCCGACAAGCGCAAAACAGGAGAGACAAAATGGAACAGCAAAACGCACAAGGTTCAGTTCGCATCGGCAGCACCGGCAACAAGTTGCACCCAGCAATCAACGACCAGCGTTATGGAATGATGATCTGCTGCCGCTGCCCCGGCACGCAACAGGGGTTGGCATACAAAAACGCTGAGTTCTTCCCCGGCGTTGAATCAAACTGCCGGAAGACGCCAGCATGAAGCGCCTGCTGATCGAGGTGGCCCAAGCCACCCTCGTCGCCGCCATCATCGGCGCACCGCTGGCCTACTACTTCATCTTTGTGATGAAGCCCTAATGCTTTACCGCCGCCGGTCGGTCACCGGCACTTAAACCAACGCCAAACCGGAGAGAACCCAACATGGCTATTTCACTCAAAACCACTAGCGGCCTGTCGGCTAACGGGGTCAAAGTCTTGGTCTACGGCCAAGCAGGGGCGGGCAAGACCAGCCTCATTAAGACGCTGCCCAATGTGGTGGTGCTGTCAGCCGAGGGTGGCTTGCTGTCCATTCAGGACGCCGACTTGCCCTACCTTGAGATCACCAG